CCCATCGCAGCCATACCCTGCCCTTCGATTCGGCCCACGTTAGCGTAAGCGTCAGCAATGCCTTGGCCCATCAAGCTCATCGCCTGTGGTGCTGGTGTGTTAAAGAGTTCACGAGGTCTTGCCATAAAATTTGGTTCTAGCTTCTAGGCAGAGCATACTGCCCTTTTCAAACTTCTTGCAGGCCAGTGGCCTATGTTCATAGATTGTACACGAAACTTCCTGCCCAACAACCCCAGATAACGCCACACAGCGCGTTCCAACGCACTTAAGCAGTGGCAAATCATCTCGGATAAACTCAGGTGGAATGTTGACTGCATCGGATCTATCCTTTCGCAGAATTGGCCAACTGGCCTTGTGGTTGCAGCACGCTCCGCACTTTTGGCAATCCAGTTCTAATGTTGCAGTAGGGAATGACTGGCTCTTCGTGCAAGACATGCTCATGCAAGTTCTCTACGTCGATCTGTAGCTTTGGGCAATGCACAAATGCAGATTCCCTGCGGTCAACGCAGCGGAAGCAGGCATGAACGTAGTCGCTGTTCATATGCTTGTCTGGCCGGGACACAACGTCCGTGTCGTACCTATTCTGGTCGTACTTGACGTTGTTTGAGGTGATATACAGCGAGATGTCCTCGTCAGTCCATTCACGAAGCGGAAACCACATTTCCGTGCCAGTTCCCAGCAGCTTCATGTCAACCATCAGTGGCACTACGCCAGTCAGCGGATCTTCATCACTGCTCTTGTGGCCACAAAACAGGACATCAAAGTCATTTGCAACGTGCGCCTTTGGCCTGTTAAGCCACTCTTTCCCGCACTGCCAGGGCTTTGTAAGGTCCATCGCTTCCGTGCCGCGCATTACCTTAAGCTGCCCGGTTCCAAGCGAGTAGGTTTCGCAAACGTCGATACGGTCCTTCCCGTGCGTCAGTGCAATAGACGCCGGCACCCAGTCGTGTACGGTCAGCTTAAGCTCTTCCTGCACCTCATGGTGATGCTTATACTTGTGAGATAGGAACGGCAGCTTGAAGTGAATTACCTCGATGTCTGGGCAAATACTTAAGCACAGATCCAACATCACCGTAGAATCCTTTCCTCCACTCCAAAGCACAGCGGGTCGCTTGGCGCGTTTAAGAGCTTTACGGATTATGTTTATAGCGGGCGTTGTGTTCATTAAAGTGCCATTCCAGCGCCCATAAGAAGTCCGCCACCAATTGCGCCCATCGCGCCCATCTTCCCAGCACTCTTCGCCGCATTAGCCTGAGCCGTGCCAGCCGCAAGCTGCATCTGTGCGTTGTACGCACCGTAGATCGATCCCATGCCAGTCTGTGACTCTGGGTTGAAGTACTGCGGACCAGCCTGCTGTTGGCCCATCATCGCATTTTGCACAGCAGATCCGCCAAACGAGCCAGCGTACATCGGCTGCTGGTAGAACGACGTAAGTGCAGGTGCAGCCTGCTGTTGGAAGTAGCCACCAAGGCCAGTACCAAGAGCGACAAGCTGTTGTTCCCGAGCCTGACGAGCGTTGTAGCGGTTGAGTACCTCTGCAAGGTTAGACTGTCCGCCAAGGGCCATTCCACGAGCTGCGTAGCCTGCGCGAGCTTGCTGATCAAGCGCGCGCTGCTCTTCTGGTGATAGCATCGCTCCATTGGCCTGCAAGCCGCCGAGCTTCTGCTGGGTGTACTGCTGGAGAGCTTGGTTGATCCCACCAACACCCTGAGCCTCCTGAAATGCTTGAACGTAACCCGGCGCACGCTCCTGCAAGCCACGCAACTGCGCAGCCTGCTGGCTCTTCATGTAGTCTTCTTCTAGCGCAGAGTAAGACGGTTGAAGATTGCGATACATTGCAATCTGGCTTTCAGCAGCCTGCTTGGCGATCTTATCCTGTAGAGCCTGATACTTAGGCTGATAAATCTCCTCGCTCGCATACACCTGTGGAGCCATCTCCACCTGCGCTTGCAGAATGGATCGCATCGACTCCTGGTAATTAGGAGCCGCTGGTGCTTGAACTGTGGTGGTTTTACTTCCGCCCATATAAAAGTCTTTCTAGTTTCCTTGGGGTGACTGGAACGGCATGATCATGTCTCCATGCCCACACTTGCGTGATTGGTGATTTACGTTCAAAGAACTGGTTAAACATCTCAGCAACCGCTTCAGGCTCACTAGCCCATGCCATATGGATCGTCCACAGGCCGTCTTGCTTGCGCCACTTCCAATTAAAGTCGCTAACGCCCGGATGTGTAGTCGCGATGCCGGTGATGATGCCGTCGCGGCGAGCCACATAAATACTGTCATGGACACCGTAAAAACTAAGGTAGCCATCAACGTCATCTCTGGATACCTGTCCAAGAAGCTGTAGATGGTTGCGGCATTGTTCATAGAGTGTATCGACGAGCTGTTCCCATTCTTGAATGGTCATTAGGTCTTGATAATGAACATGAGCGCCACATTGCGTGGACGGGTTTCCACAGAACCAGCAGTGCCAGCATTGGCTGTTGATGAGCTAATAGTTTGCGCTTGTTCTGATGGATTGTAAACAAATCCTGTTCGTGGCATAATTCCAACAGCAGTATAACTATGCGTGTGCGGCTGGATGTCTTGTCCTTGCGCTGACAAGATATTGCGAGGGTAATCGACCGTCGTGCGGTTGTTGCTCCATCCACGGATAAACTCACCTCGTAAATCGGGAAGGTTAGTGCCAAATAACGCGGTCAGGTTAGGGTAACCAGCCGTGGACTGGCCGTTCATTTCAAGCCAGCCTGCCGGAGGTGTAGATGTTCCCCACATGACAATCTGTCCCGGCAAAATAGACGCCCCTACTGTAGCGTCAACGTACCCCTTACTGGCTGCTGTAGCAGACGTAGAGGGGTTGCTTGTGTTGAGCAACAGAGGGCCAGTCATCGTGCCGCCAGAAGTCTGCAAGAAACCGTCTACAACTGTTGTGAACATTTGCTTCAAACTTTGAAGCGTATACTTAAAGAGCGCCCCTGCGCGTTCTGCCAAGATGTAGTCTGCCTCTTCGGGTGTGCCGGTAGTTTGCGCCGAGATAGCTCCGGGCAGCAGCACGGCGTTATCAACGTGGTTGTTGAGGTTCGTTGCGGTAACCTGCGAGTTTGCCCCAGGGAAATCAGCGTAAGTTGTGCCTTTTTGGATCTGTTGAGCTGGCATATAAAATTATTCCTGACTGATCATTGGTCTGTTGGTTGCTATAGCATACACAGCAGCACTTTTCAAGGATGGTCTTCCAACAACGAAACTTATAGTGCAGTCCATAGACGTTCCCCTAGCTGCTATCCTTGGCCGAAGCGTGCCGTCTGTGTTCCCGCTGAAGCTGTACTCTAGCACCGTCTCTGTGGCGTCAGGGTCGTAGGTGGTCGTCTCAATCCGCACATTGTCGTTCTGGACGTTATTGAAGCTGAACTCACCTCGGCTGTACCGCTTCTCGGATGAACTGCCCATCGTGTATTCCCTCGTCCTTACAGAGGCAGGAATGTGGGTGAAGTTCGGCACCCCGGGATCTATAGTAGACTCAACCGGTTGTGTAGACTGAGGGAAGAGATTGAACGGCAGAACAGGCGTAGCGTTGGATGTGTTGTACTGGTCACCCTCGATTTGCTCTTCTGTTAGGTAAACGCCGCCATACTCGTTTTCCCCAGCAAAGTTTGTGATCATCATTAGCCGGCGTTGATTAATATACGCGGACAAGATCAAGTTATCTGCGAACAACCCGGCAGGATAATAGTCAATCGACTCCCAAGCTTGGTTCAGCGTGTTGTAAACCAAGATCCTGACGTTCCTAGTGGCCGCGCCAGTTGGCATGGCAATGTAGAAGCGGTTGTTATAGTAAGTCGCTACTGAGTTTTGAACGGCGTTGTAGTTAACACTGTCAAAGAAGTCTGTGATTGGCTCGCTCAGTGGCAGCGTGTTGCCTAGCAGCTTCAGGTCAAGCTGGGGCGTCAGCATGTGAACACCGTTGGCCGAGAGGAAGAACACGAACTGGCCGGCAGCGACGATTGATCGTCTAGCCAAGCAACCAATCTCGGTTGTTACCACTGTCGTGCTACTCTGCGCACCGGGAGGCGAGTTGATATCAAAGTTGTCAGTCTCGACGTAAACGACGTAGATACTGTTGGTCATAAAGACCAAGAACTGATCCTGCACCCACGGTAGCACCCCTACAATCGAGTCGTTGCCGCCGGTATTGATGACAAAGTTATTTAGCGTCGTATCGCACTGTTCACTCAAGATGTCACTCACCAGCATCTGGTAGTCGCCGTACTTAAGGATGAGCCGGTTCTGGAAGTACAAGCCAAAGTCAGCACATGGCACAGACTGCGTGATGCCTGTAACCACACCGCCGTCTACCGTGAACTTCTGCTGGGCAAACGTGACTGCTACTAGACCATCTTCCCATATCAGCGGAGGCAATCCACGGCGAGCGTTCCAGCCTGCTTGTGTAGTTCGAGCGGCATAGGTGACGCCAGTGTTGTTCTCATACTCAAACGTAAAGCTGTTCGCGCCAGTCACCGTGATGACATAGCTGCCAGTGACGGCCTGTCCTGGGCCATCTCCACCGTCTGTGCGCCCGATGGTGACCTCGTCGCCGCTAGTGTAGTTATGCGGTGAGGCTGTCGTAATTGTGATTGTACCAGTAGCGCCGTTAAGAATATCCCCGTTCGACTCAGTTGCAGCAAACGTCGTCTTATCGTACTTGCCTCGAAAGATGTAGATCTTATTCAGTGCCGTGACTACGTCGCAGATGCCACCTTCCTCGATGGTTCTGCCAGTAGGGAACAAGTATGGCCCGATCAAGTCTTCAGCATTTGGCCCCTGAGCAGGTTTGTACAGGTACATCCTGTCGGTGAAGACCAGCACAATGTTGTCGCGCCCCGAGCCGTCCACATACAAGCCCGAGCCAACCATCGTCAGGGAAACTAGATCGCCTTCAGTGAGCCTTTTTGTGCCTTTACGAGGCTGGGCGATCCCACGCTGCAAACGAGCGTTAAAGCTCGCCTGAAGCATTCCAGGCTTCAAGTTGGCAGCATCGAGCCTACTGGCAAAGCCAATAAACGTATCGTCACCTTCAACTTGTTGTTCTTGCGCCATTAGGAAATGAGCTTACTGAGCTTGTCCACGACACGCTGGAGATCGTCGCGCACTTCAATCATACGCTCCATGTGACCGTCATCTTCACCTTCTTCTTCA